TGCTTAAAAACGGTTGGTTAGACCAACGGTAAAGGTAAAGGCAAAGGAAAAGGAGAAGGAAAAGGACTAGTTCTTACTAGTTATTAACGTATATACTAACATACTAACGTACTAGTATTAACGTATACACTAGAGGAAAATAGATCGAAAAATAACACATACATAAAAAATAAAGATCATTAACCAATATAAAAAAAGAAGATAATATACCACACTAAGATAACACACACCACAGCATACAAGTAAGCACACAGTACAACAATACACACTAGGTATCATATAAATATACACATACATCGGGTGTGCTAACGTACACGAGAAGGTATCATATAGTACCATACACGCGTTATTATTACAAAGACATACTAACATGGCTACTACAAATAATAAAGTCTTACAGAGAACATTCTAAGAGTACAAACACAATATAACACACATACATAAAACCCCCCGCCGATTTTAATAGTGAGACATTTAGGTCATAAAGTGTGTGGTTAGTATATACTAGTATACATTTCTAGAATAAGTATATATTGGTGTATTATAGACGAGAAATATATAAATATGTACGTGGAAGTAAAAAGGTGTACTTCTCCAACATATATGGATAGGTGATTTTTTAATATAGCAAACTTTTAAGGTTCACATGTTTTTTAAAGATATCAATTTCCTAAAGAACTTAAGGTGATAAAATAACACAGCGATTTTTTAAAGTTCTTAAAGTGTTTTAGAGTTCTGAGTTGTGTATTCAATTCTAGCGATACTTTATATTTATGGAACGTAGTGGAATAAATGTGATGTTGAGCTGGAATTCTCATCTTAGTATGAATATTGATTACGCGGTAATTTCAATTCATTCTTTGCTTTTTCAGCGAAGTATGAATGGCGAGTTGAATCGTCTTTTCAAGCTTTTCCCTGTCATGATAAGCGGGTTATTCATATTTTGGAATCCTCTTGCTGCCATCACTGCAAGTCCTAGTCCCATGACTGTATCATCATGCTTTCCCACACCCTCGTATTTAACGGCACCGTCTACCACTACGACCCCGAAATTGGCTAGTTCGTCAGACAATGTTTCCGTAAACTTCCTAGTTTCTGGATTACTCTTATCGTATGGCAGTCTTAGCTTTCTGTTAGAGAAGCTAGCCTGTAGAACCTCGATGAGTTCTTGCTTAGACTGTTGTGTAAACCTGAATCCTTGCACGTTCATGTTCATATTTCTCATATCCTGCAGGAACGTCTTCCCGAAAGTGCCTTCATCTATCAGGATCCGTACTGGCCTGAATATATCATTGATATTCTTAATGAGCTTCTTCTGTTCTTGGAACGGCATCGCTCTTCTCCGTTCTGCGTGTACAAGCAGTAGTTCATCGTCATGCTTCTCTAAGACGCAGATTACCGTATAATCAGCCCCCACTTCTGCGGATAGCGCGAAATCGATCCCGATGAAATACTGTAGTCTTTTCTTGATATCGAACGAGAACGCTACCGTTGGCTCATAGGCTTGGTCGATGAGCGTCTGCGGGAAAAGCTGGTCTCCAGCACCTAGTGGAACCAGCATATACTCTCTGCTCCACGTGAGATTCCCTGCTTCTTTCCGTACGTCCTGCCATGGTATATCAGGATACCGTTCTGTCCATAGTGTTTCTTTACTGCTATGGTCTTCGTCCCATAATGCTGGATATTTACCAGACGTCCACGCCTCGTTCTCCATGAGCTTATGCAAGAGGTCTGTCTTAGATGTTGGCGTCCCAGTGCACAGAATACGTCCGTTCTTAGCTCGTACTACTGGGAATGTAGCGTCCTGCCATGCCTGATGGTTTGTATACTCTCCTATCTCGTCATGGTAGACCATATCAACGTGCATAGACCGTGTTTTCAAGTACGGTGTTGCTACTACAAGCGCTCCGTTAACGAACTCCATCTTAGCCTGTGACCATAATGTTGACTTATTAGAGGGTATCATAGTTTCCAGGATTGGTACGGCTTGAAATATAGAACGTAATCTGTATGTGAGCATGTTAGCCATATCTTTATTATAAGACGCTAGCATGACTTGGAATCCTGGGTTCAGCGCAATCTTCCAAGCCATATAATTCAACACAAGTTCTGTCTTACCTCCCGACCTAAAACACATTATAGAGGTACGTTTAGACTTCTCGAACATATGCAGCCATTCACGCTGTGTCCTCGTCATATTCTTAAATCCGATAATATTATGTATGAAAAATTCTGCGTCTTGAAGTTGCTGATGTTTAGACCATTCTGTGTACTTACGTCCATAGGTCTTATAGAACTCTTCAAGCTCCATAGCGTCATAGATTCCTGTCATTTTTTAACCCATACTCGTACGGTAAACCATTTACATTTGAAAGTCCACCCAAACACACATTTGTCTAATTTCATTTTACACCTCTGGCTTGAACCCGAAATAGTATTCTGGATTCTCTATAAGGTCTCTGAACGGGTTGAACCAGTTCGGGAAGCCTCGTTCTCTGATCTTCAGTCCTGTCTTATACATCTCAAACTTATTGATTTCACCGTTCTTGAAGAATTCAGCCTGCGTCTTGATAGAAATCTGTACTTTATCTCTATCTTCCTGCATTTCTCTCGTTGAATGATGATAGTCTTTTTGATGATATGTATTTCTCTTTATCATGTTTAACCTGTGTTCTCCATATTTTCCAGTATCCGCCACGTAAGAGCTGTTTATAACATTCGTACTGGTTGAATCTGTACGCTGCCTCTTTATCGAGCGTATACTGTTTTGCTTTAAGCCGTGGCATTATATCTTCCATGAACTCCTTTTGCTTATTCTCGTAATATTTAGCCATGAGCTCCATGCATTTCCTCTTAATTAGGTTTATTAGAAACATTCTGTCCTTCCTCCTGTATCCCGCACATATTTTGAAGCTCCCATCTTAGGATTTGTCGTGCTTCCTTCTGTCTTCCGAAATAGATATCTTTAAACTGGCGTAGTGTCATGTCTTGGCTTATGGTGGTGCCTATAGCTGGCAGATTATCCATACGCCATTCCACATATTCGATGCTATCGTCCAGATCCATGCTGTTTTTATTTAATGCTGTATGATACCCTATACTAAAGAACACCATACAAAAAACTGCTATAAGTACCACTATAAGCACAAACTTACTATTTTCTGGCTTGGACACATTGATTCACTTCTGTCTTCTGTTTTGCTTGGAACGCTTTTATATCAGCTTCAACATCCTTCTTCTGCAGGTTTATTTTAAGCATCATTTCCTGTCTTGCTTTAACGCCACGTTCAAGCTCGTCAATCTTTTCTTTAAGATTATTGATTTGCTCTTGAAGACCGTTCTTATAGTTCTCAACGTCTAGCGCATCATAGAGTTCTGAAATCTCTTCCTTTGTCTCATACTTACCGTCTTTAGTTCTTTGAAATTTAAATACATGTTCCATCTTATCTACCTCTTTGTACTGCTTTCTTAATCTCCTGAAGATCAGGATTATACTTATTAGAATTACGTGTATCCCTCTCAAACCAACCCCTCTGCAGGTCTTTATGTCCAAGCCAAAGCCTGAACATGATATAAATGATTTGGAGTCCCACAAGACCCAATATCAAGAGTCCTATTGGAAGCTCAGGGAATTTAAGAGACACTACTGTTGATAGCATCACAGCCTGGTACAGGTCTCCGCCTATCTCCATAGGTATAGCTATATGAACAAGACCTCGTCCATACGCGTGTCTCACATACCAATATTTATCATAATTACATACGTTCTTGTCTTTAAGCCATTTTATGAGTTTCATAGAATCTCTACTCCATCTTTAGTGTGCGGGTCTTTTATAGCGAACAGAAATATAGTGTACGTAAACCCGTGAAACTCAATCCGCTTTTGTCGTGGCGGTATCTTTATATCCACAATCCTTCCTAAAGTAAGACAAAACAGGATACATCGTAGAATCTTGAATATGATGGTTATAGGCCATGGAAGATGATGGTTTATGTTACCCTTCTGTATCTGTGATGGGTTTATGGTCTTCATATCGCCAAGATACTGTGGTAGGGTTTCTTTATACATCCGTACTTCTTTAACACCCCAATCGCAGAGTAGCGGTCTGTTTACGCCACACCGAGTCTTGCCTTGCATTGGATAGGCTCTCTCGTTAGATTTTTGGTAGAAATTTGTAGGCTGCTCCCCTGATGGCCTGCTTACCCATAGAAACGCATGCAATCCAATCACCTCTCTGTTTTTCTAATTCTTTAATAAATTCTTCTTCTTGTGCGAACATTTTCCTAGTCATGACGTCTATAGGCTTGAACGCGCTATTAACGTCAATCCGTTCTATTTCTAGCTCTCCTATCTTCTTCCATGAAGAATAGATTATGATCCAAGGCTGGCTTGAATTCTCAGGAATTATGTAGTCTGTGCAGTTCATCTGTTAGGCCTCGTGAAACTCTTATGCATCAGATGTTTAGGTCCTGTGAACACAAGACAGTCTGTCTTTTCAACAAACTTCACCTGTTGCATCGAAAATCTGAATATAAAATACCCAAGCCCGCCACAACCTGTAGCGGTATCCATCACAGGACAATCTGTTATGCAAAACGAGACCGCCAACAATAAATCTAGTTTTTTAAGGGTTGTAATGACTTTCCGTGATAGAATCTTGGGCATTATGAATTGGACGGTTTTTTCATCGTCACATTCAACGATAGAGAAATTGAAATTCTTGAGAATGAGATAGATGGGCTTTTTGTCTGGCAATATATCAAACAGTACTGTTGTTTCCACGCTCTTTCTAATCATTCTAAGTCTTCTAAACCACTTATTTTAATAAACTTTTTGTTCAAATCACCGAAAGATTTAAAAAATTAACAAAGGTTATAGTACTTTTATGAGCTTTTTAAATTTCTTCAATAAAACCGCGAACGAAAGCGGTAAAGGCATCGTTTTCGATACCGTGAACTCATTCTGGGGTAAGAAGATTGACGATTCTAAGGTTGACGATAACCTGATGGTTCAGTATAAGAGTGCATATTTGAATTTCCCTTTAGTGCACGCTCAGATCGAGACTGTAGTAAGTCATACAATACAAGATTTCTATTTTGAGGGTCCTAATAAGGATAAACTCATGAAATTCAAGAATGAGGAAGACCTGCCTAAATTCTTTGCACAGATTGACCGTCTTGAGAACATTTATGGTTTTGTGCCTGTAGAGATAGTTCCACAACCTAAGAAAGAATTCCCGACATTAAAGATTCTACCTAGTAAAGGATTCACTATATACCGTGAGCCTACTGGTGACGATACAGGCTATTCTCTAGGCAAAGTCCTGTGGGGTAGTACAGGTAATAAAAGTAAAGATAGAAATTTCAAGACGAGAGCTTCCTTAAAAGATATAGTCATTTTCAGGCGTGTTGTTCTAGGCCTTGACGATAAATATGGTACAAGCAGGGTAAACTCATTGCTTACTAGCGTTCGTCAGAAGGAGCAGAACGAGGCTAACGTCGCTGTAGCTCTAGAACGGTATGCAAACCCAATCATAGACCTTTCTATAGGTAACGAGAATTATAGTCCTTCAGAGACTGATGTTGACAATATAAAAAGCTCTTTAGAGAATTTGAAGAATAATTCAGAATTCGTACATTCATGGTTAATAAAAGCAGAAATACTAGGCTTTGACGGGAAAGGTATGGATACCGAACCGATACTGAAAAACATAGACCAGCAGATTATAAGCGGTGGCATGGTGCCTCCAGTTCTACTAGGAATCCAAGGCATCAGCGATAAAGGTGCTGAGATACAATTAAGGTCTTTCGGACGTCATATTAAGTTCGAGCAACAGAGTCTTGCAATCCAGTTTGAAGAGAACATAATCCAGAAATTGAAACTTGGCGGTGAAGAAGACAAGCTAATCTGGGGTAAGGTTGAAGAGCGTGAGACACAGGCTGATTTCGATACTATTGTAGCATTACGAGGTGCTGGAATCCTGACACCACAGAAGGCTAACGATTTACTGCCTCCTAAATTCAGAGAGGCATTACCAGACGAGCTTGCGAACCCTGATAAGATGCTTCTGGAGCAACAGGCTAATAGCATAAGTGGTGGGAACACAGACCCTACAAAACTCAACGGGAAGCCGAAGAGTGCACAGAGTGTTAAGGTTGACGATAAGAACGGCCAGAAGGCGAAGCAGCCCAAAGTGAAGAAAGACGGGGTGCCTAGATAATGCCAATGATTCGCGATCCTGCAACAGGAGAACTGCGATATTGGAACACTGACGATGGCGATAATGTTGTCCCAGTAAACAACGCTGTAGGCAAAGACTTCGAGTTCAAAGATGCCGCAGACAGACAACTCATAGAACAGCGAAATTGGAACTTCCAGATTAATACCGTAAAAGACCAATATTTGAACTATGAGATTACTAATCCTAAAATTGTGAAAACACAACGTACAATAAGAACAAGACCAAGATGGTGATATTATGACAAACTTACAAAACCAATATTTAGAATTTTCAGGAGAACAGATACAAGTTACTGAAGAATTAGATGTTGAAAAGAATAAATGGTTAAAAATTAACGGTGTTGCTTTAGTTGCAGGAAAAAGCAGAAATAAACGAATCTGGACCGATGAGAACTTGAAAGAGAACGACGGTAAAGAGTTCAAATACATAGTTAATCATCCAAAGCAAGGCGAGAACATGAAATCAGAACAGGTAGTTGGAAAAGGAACCTTGAGATATGTTGATGGTGTTCTACGCCATGAGGGTAGAATTCGTGATACTACAGCACATCCTGACATAATGTCTCGTGTGGCTGACGGTCTTCTAGACCCTAGCATAGGTGCTACTTTCGCAAGTATGGATATAGCACAAGAGGAAAACGAGAAGGTTTTCAAGCTTTCAGGTACCGAAATAAACCACGTTGCATTTATAGCGTACCCTGGAATAAAAGCTGCAACAATAGAGGTTGCTGCAGAAGAAAGTTTTAATGCTCATATTGATTTGACTGAAGAGAATGACACAGATATAAAAAATAACGGTGATAAAGTTATGGAAGAAGAAAAAAATTATAAAAAACTCTATGAAGAGCTTGTAGTTGATAAAGCTAACAAAGTTATAGAAGAATTAACAAAAAGAGTTCAAGTTTTAGAAGAAGCTCCTGCAGAAGAATCCAAGCCTGAAGAAAAGGCAGAAGAGCCTAAAGTGGAAGAGAAACCTGAAGAAGAAGCAAAAGAATCTGGCGTTGGACAAATTGTGACCGAAGAAGCAGAAAAGAAACCTCTCGTTAAAGAAGACAGTGAAGGTATAACTATGGCTACTGAAGCATACGAACAGTTCAATAAAGAGATTCGAGAAAATGTGGGAGAACCACTAAATTAGGTGATGATAAATGGCACAAGGAATAATAATGGGTATTGATGGTAATTCTATAACAGCAAAGAATGTATCAGCAACCACAGCAATAACAGCAGGAGACCTAGTATGGTGTCCTACAAATAACGACGTTTTCCAAACAACCGCTAATGTAAGTTCTTATGCATGGGATGATGTTAAAGTTAAAACTAATAAATCAGCCACAGCATATAAGACTACAATAGGTGTTGCTCTTAACGATGCGGGAACTAGCGCAACAAACACTTCACGAGTAGCAGTAGCATTTACTGGTATTTTCATGCACCAAGTTGGTGGTACAGGTGCAGCTGCTAGTAATATTGAAGCAGGAAGCGCAGTACAAGCAGTAGAAGCAGCAAACAACGCTTTGCAACTTGATGGAAACGCAACAACAGAACCAGACGTATGTATCGGAAGGGCCTTAACTGGTGCAAGTGCATCTCCAGAGTACATTCTTTGGAAATTAAACATATAGGTGATGATAAATGGTTAACACAATACTAAACACAGACATGAAGAACGCAGAAGCATCCACAGCAGGAACTTCAACAGTCTCTCATACAATCCCAGCACAACTTTTAAATCAGTTAATACCAAAAGTATCAAGAAATCTGATCCTTAGAGGTTTAGCAGCATCAATCTACGGTCCAAGACCAGGTTATTCTTTAAGAATACCAATGGTTGTTGCAGGAACTACAATGTATGTTGAAACAGTGGCAGAAGCAGCAGAATTCCCAGTAAGCGCAGAACAATACACTAGCTTTGAGCTTATACCTTACAAATACGGTGCAAGAATCTATATGTCTAGCGAAGTTGGCGAAGATTCTGGATTCGACTTATTCAGTCACAACATAGAACAAGCAGCAAGAGAACTTGCAGAGAACGAAGAAGCTCTCATTATAGCAACACTAGACGCAGGAGCTGCAGCAAACTCTACAGCACACAATGTAGCAAACTCTAACGCAACACTGCCTATAAGCGATATCACTGCAGGAATGCAATTTCTTGAGGCAGACAATCATGTGGCTACCGATTTCATAGCTGGTGTAGAAATAGCTAACGATTTGAGAAACATAGATACTTTCGTAGAAGCAGACAAGTCAGGAGTTTCAGACCCTACTAAGAAATTAATAGGCAGAATCTTCGGAATGAACGTTTATGTATCAACAGCAGTAAGCGATAAATTAGCTTATATTATTGATAGACGACACGCTTTCGTAATCTATGATAAAAGACCAATCTCAGTGAAAACTAGTGAAGTTATTGAACGAGACTCAACACAAGCTGTAATAAGCCAGAGATTCGCTACAAGATACTTGAGAATGGAAGCTATCGCGGAAATAACTACAACGTAGAGGTTATCTCAGCGTTTTAATCTTGTTGTGGTGTAATAACCACGACTTGTTTTTTTTAATATAATTCAAGGTGATAATAATGGTATATAATTATGGATGTAAAAATGGTTTAAGCGGTGGATTAAGCGTTGATGGAGAGATGTTTCCAGCAATAGAATCTGGAACGGGCACACCAACACACGCAGCACCTAAAGGAACAGTCTATGTTGATTTAAACGCAACATTAGGTACTTCTTCACATCATAGAAACAGCGATGGTTCCACTACATGGGCTGTAATGAGCGATGATTAAAATGACAGATATTGTTTATTATAAGAATAAGATGGACGCTTGGGGTCCTAACGACCATGGTGATATTAAGAATTTAGAACTTTATAAAAGTTATAAAGCAAAGTACGAAAGTTTGTTACGGAAACCAGAAGTAAAGAATAAAGCTCCAAGTAAGCCAAAATTGAATAAGAAACTCAAATTCGATTTTGATGGTGATGGTGATGAAGACGCAGACGATAGAAGTCTTGCAGCTAAATTACTAGGAAGCAAAAAAGGCAAAAAAAAGAGTGTTAAGAAATCTCTTAAATAAATTAGAACAAATAGATGAGGTAGAATAGAATGGTAGATTTAGACGAGACATTATTCGTAGACAGAGCGAACAAGCATAAAACAGTACAACTAACACCAGAACAGGTAAGACAAATACGTGAAAACCCTAAAAACCTAACCAAAGAAGGTGCGGAGTTTTATTTGAAGGTCTGGAAACAATCAAGAAACCATGTCATGGTAGTATTTTATGACTCCATGTTAAACGGACGTTCTGTAGATGTTGGTGATGGTCGTATTGAGATAGTAAAATGCACTAATTTCACAAAATCAGGAATAATAAAAACACCGCTTTCAGAAAAAGAAGGAAGACGTATTTATTCTCGTGATAAAGAAGGCAAACCAGCGATGGTGGAAAGCTTAGAACGTTTCAAAGAACGTGTGCGATTCCAAGACGCTAAAGAAACAATGAAAAAAGAAATAGTAGAATAGGTGATTTTTATGGTTAGAGTTCAAAACCAACCAACATTAAGAGTTTATGATACAGGCACTATAACCTGTACGACAACAACCGACACGCAAGCCACAGAAGTAATAACTGGCGAGATTATAAAAGTAGAAATAATAGCAAGTGCAAGTTCTAATTTTAAACTTTTGGTTGATGCAAGTGATGATAATACTTCTGCTATTGTAGACCAATACATTTTGGGAGCTTCAGATTCTGCAGTCACAGTAAACACCACAGGCGTGTATTATCCTGCTCAATTAATGGTTTTACCTGCAGGAACAGCAACAGATCCAGATCAATTCAGCAATCATTTCGTTGATGATGCTCTTGAGATTGCAGCAAGTAATGTAGCAAATCATGATACATACAGAGTTAAAATATATTACATACCTTATAGGAAAATATAATTTTCGAGCTGAATAATGGTACGAATTAATGGCGGTTATGACAAGAATGACGGAAGCAACCAGTCTAGTCTTAAACCCATTACTATAAACAATATTGACACGAAAACATTATTTAATGTTGTCTTGATGGAGTCTTGCATGACTTCAAGAACAGCTTATAATTCAAACTTACAAGAAGAATATAAGGGTTGGTCACCACCAGGTTCTTCAGAGAAAGTAGCAAAATGGTTCATTAAGAAAACCACTTATAATTCAGATAATCAAGAATCAGAAGTGAATTTTGCAAGTTCTGGTTCTGGTGATAATATATGGGACTTAGGTACCACAACCCATACTTACGCACAGCATACTTACGGTTAAAATGAAATTGTTACATATACTCATTGCGATATTCGTTATAGTGTTAACAATTCTTGGTGCTTCAGCACGCGATTTCTATTTCCCGATAATGAAAGTTTCTAGTAATCCGCTAGGCGATTTTGGCTGGTGGGTTAATAGCACTTATTTTGATTTAGATGATTTAGGTAGAGGAAGATTAAATCTAAATTCAAGCGCACTACCTAGCACAATTAAACATAATTATGTTTATAATACTACAGACTGGCTAGGTATGAAAAGTACAAGTGACGGTATTGTGAAAATAGATGTTACAAGTATTAAGTCTGATATTTGGCAAATAAGTGATGGTGTTGTTAGTATGGTGACAAGCTATGATTTAAACTTGTCTGACTTAACATCAGAAATAATTAATACAACCACAGCATATTTTTCAGAAGTATTTACAGATAAACTAACAGTTGAAGGAAATTTATC